ACAAAACGACGCCAAAATATGCCTAGACTCGGTCGTTTTGCTATAAACGCAAAGAACTATTTCCTCACTTATCCCCGTTGTCCTCTTAGAAAGGAGGACGCTCTTGAAGAACTCTTAGCGTTATCAACGCCTGTCAACAAGAAGTTCATCCGAGTCTGTCGTGAACTTCATGAAGATGGAGAACCTCATCTCCATGTTCTGCTTCAATTCGAAGGGAAGTTCCAAACGAAGAACGAAAGGTTCTTCGACCTGGTTTCCTCAACCAGATCAGCACATTACCATCCGAACGTTCAGGCAGCTAAAAGCGCATCAGATGTTAAGTCATACATGGACAAAGACGGAGACGTCGTTGACCATGGAAGTTTCCAAGTCGATGGCAGATCAGCTAGAGGAGGTAAACAGTCTGCCAACGACGCTTATGCCGAGGCACTCAACAGTGGATCCAAGTTACAGGCCCTCAATATACTGAGGGAGAAGGCTCCTAAAGATTATATTTTACAATTTCATAATTTAAATTGTAATTTGTCACGGATTTTTTCAGATGAAGTTCCACTTTACGTGTCACCTTATAGCTTATCAGCATTTGACAAAGTCCCAAGTTACATTTCTTCATGGGCTTCAGAAAATGTTAGACATCCCGCTGCGCCGGAAAGACCGATTAGCATTGTGATTGAAGGCGATAGTCGCACGGGTAAAACAATGTGGGCACGTGCGTTAGGTCCTCACAATTATCTTTGCGGCCACTTGGATCTTAACAGTAAGATCTATTCCAACGATGCTTGGTATAACGTCATTGATGACGTCGATCCCCATTATTTGAAACATTTCAAAGAATTCATGGGCGCGCAAAGAGACTGGCAATCTAACGTCAAGTACGGGAAGCCCACTCATATTAAAGGTGGTATCCCCACCATCTTTTTATGCAATCCTGGACCAAAATCCTCTTATAAAGAGTACTTGGACGAGGCTGATAATACAGCACTCAAATTGTGGGCTTCAAAGAATGCGGAATTCTACACCCTCAAAGAACCACTTTTCTCCTCCGTCGATCAAAGCGCAACACAAGGTTGCCAAGAAGCGAGCAATTCGACGCTCTCGAATTGATTTAAGGGTGTAGTTATTACATCCATATCAACTGCCGTAACTATGGATTTTCGCACCGGGGACAACATCACTGCAGCTCAACTCAGGAATGGCGTCTTTACTTGGGAGGTGCGAAATCCCCTCTCTTTCAAGATCATGCAGCACCGTCTAATTCGTCCAGAATCCCAGATGTATGTGACCCAAATACGGATCATGTTCAACCACGGGTTGAAGAAAGCACTGCTGATGCACAAATGCTTCCTGGATCTGAAGCTCTACCATTATTTGACGGCGACTTCTGGGATGATATTATCAATTTTTAGTAGACAATTATTTAGATATTTAAATAATTTAGGCGTCATTAGCATAGGCAATGTATTACAAGGCGCCTCACATATCCTGTATGAAAAACTCCACCATGTGGAGGATGTAAGCTTTACGCATAATGTTCAATACAAAATTTATTAATTTGAAATCGAATCATAAAAATAGATCCGAATTTTTAGTGTTGCATACACAGGATTTGATGCATGAGTACATGCCATATACAATAACAAAGCATTCTCAGTATGATTTTCATACTTCGCTGCCTCTTGGTGGTTGTAAACAACATAATTGTTAACACGATAAAATTTACTAACTATGGCTTGCTCCTTGCTCGCATACTGGCCACCAGTAACTGTGGCTTGAAACTTACGCACGACCTGATAACGATCACGAAGATCGTTCTTCACAGTAGCAGTACTGGGTTCATTGTCATACATGTTGAACACTTGACCAAAGTCTTGTGGCGTGCCAAATGGACGTCTGTCACGCACTAACTTGAACATCACAGTATTAGTGTGATTCTTTGTCTTGATGTTCTCATCCATCCAGATTTTGCCTGTAACCCAGATAGACTTAACACAAAATCGTTTCCCAACTCTGTGAGTGATGCCATTGCCTCGTGTCACATCAGTGACACATATGACCTTACCGAGATGCGAAATATCATGTTTCGCCTCGAAGGATTGGACCTTACAAGGTCCTTCACAACCACGTGGGACATCAGGAGAGCGGTATAACCGATAATATCTCGGTTTCCTCCACATGGGTCGGTTGGTCCACCTCCTCCTTTTCGCGCTGGCAGGGACACTTCCCGCAGTGGCAGGTAAGGAAAGCGGGGTGTCGAAGATCAGCCTCCTCCGCACATTCGACATCGGGGTAGAGAAGGCGGTGATCGTAATTCCGCTTTGGCATGTTTCCGTATACGTAAAACCTGTATTAACTCTGTTAAATACACGTAACCAAGAGAATTAGAGGGATAATTCGCCTGAATGTATTGTAAATACTTAATGGCAAGCATACAACGGAAACCATGTAACGATTTGGGAAAGTCGTTCACCAATGGATCCCACATGGCTGCCAATAAAGAAAGTAGCAGCTCTCTTTATAATTCAAATTTGAATTATGTAAGCGCTGAGGAGCGCATGTCATTGAACGACTAAAGATAAGGTGGGTCCATAAGCAAAAGCGTACACCGGTCGCGGGGTCCTCAGGTAATATTATTGCTGAGGACCCCTGAGGGTTTTAGTAACTCTCCTACATATAAATAAGACACCGATACACCGATACATAGAGTTAAATGGAGAGACACCGAT